AAATTGTTGCCACAAAAGGCGCAAAGGCAGATAAAATAACAGGGCCGAAGGTCATTAATATGTACTGTTTGAAGGAATTATGAAAGACATCGAAGCATTCTCGCTGGCATTGTTAAATTCTGCGACTTGTGCGCATTTGCAGCATTGGCAGACTAAAAGCTATGCGCAGCATAAGGCCTTGGCGAAATACTATAACGCCGTCCCAGACCTCGTAGACCAGCTGGTTGAGTCGTATATGGGTCGGTATGGTCCATTAGACGAATTTGAAGAAGAATTTGAGATTGACAAGGACCCTGTGCGGTACTTTAAAGCGTTACAAAAATATGTCGATCAAAACAGAAAACACTTGCCAAAAGACACCGAATTACAGAATACTATTGACGAAATTACAGATTTAATTAACTCTCTGCTGTACAAACTGCAACAACTCTCATAAAGGAAATCAAAATGGCAAATACATTTGTATGCCCAAAAGACTGTAACGAAGATAAAGGTCGTAAAGAAAAGACCAAAAACGCCGTAATGCAGGAAGGCAAAAACAAGCCAATGGGCGAAAAAATGACCATGAAAGGTCGCGACACCAAGATGGAAACAAACAATTCTGGCGAAATGTACCAGAAGTGAATTGCGGGAATTGTATATTTTTTCAGGGTACGCAGTTCGGCCATTGCCGGCGGTTTCCTGAATCAGTAACTAAACAGGCTGGGATGTGGTGCGGTGAACACCAAGTCGTGGTTGATCCGCAGCCAATATTCACGGAATTGGCAGCCACTCCAGCACCTAAAAAGGTAAGAAAAAATGCTAAGACCGCTGCGTGATCGAATTGTTGTAAGGCCCATTGAACGGGTTAAGAGCGAGGTGATTGATGTCATCATGGAAGAACTGCCTAATATCGGCGAAGTGCTGGCCGTGGGACCTGGCGAGATAGACAAGAAGGGCCGACTGATTCCTAATCCAATTGAAATTGGGCAGCGGATACGATTTGGCGGCATGGAAGATTACCTGTCCTACCCGCGATTTGAGGATAATGGCGAAGAATTAATTGTGATGTCCTGGAAGGATGTCTGTTTCGTGGAGGCAGATGATGCCAAAAACCACTAATAAACCTATTGCGCGCACCACTACTGGTAAGGGTAAGAACTACAAACCCACCGAAGCTGGTGCGGGCATGACCGCTAAAGGAAGGGCGGAATACAATGCAAAAAATAATGCAAACCTTAAAGCACCTGCTCCAAACCCTAAAACAAAAGCTGACGAAGGTCGTAAAAAAAGTTTTTGTGCGAGGATGAGCGGAATGCCTGGGCCGATGAAAGATGAAAAGGGAAGGCCTACCCGAAAAGCAGCATCTCTTAAAAACTGGAATTGTTAACTAAAGGAATTAATCATGTCAAACGGAAAATCAATTGGCGTAGCATACGCCGACCCACTATTTGAAAGCCTCGATGTTTCGGGCGCAGTCAACTTAACTGGCGGTGATTTAAATATCACGACAACATCAACTAGCACCGATGGAGCAACTAGCGTTGAGCCAGTATTAGTTAGCACAACAATGACCGGCACCGGTGGCGTTGGTGGTCGTGCTAAATTTTTAACAACCATTAACTCGGTTCTTGGTAGTTATTCAAACGCCCTTAAAGGTGAAGTTGTATATGGAACCTCTGGCCGTACTACTGGTTTGGGTTCTGCCGTTTTAGCTGAAATGACGCTATCGGCTGGAACTTCGGCTGGTAACTATGCCCCAGTTGAAATTGAATTAAATTGCGCATCTGGTGCGTCTACTGGAACAACAACTGCCCTAATTTATGCCAGCGTTAATGGCACAGGCGCTGCAACCGTAGACACTAATGGTTACCTATTGAATCTAGCTGGTGTAACCGTAGCAGGCGCTAAATTGGCTGCTACAGGCACAATTACCAATGTCAACGAAATTACGCATGGTTTGCGAGTCAAAATCGCTGGTAGTGACTATTACCTGTTAGCTGCAACTGCCGCTAATTTTAATGCATAGTGATTACTAAAGACTATTTACTACAGTTGAGGCAGGCATCCGTACTAGAACTTCAAGCGGCTTTAGAGCGGGTGCAGCAACAACGGGGCGCAATTGCGATTATTGATGCCTTACTGATAGAAATTGATAAAGGAAAAGACAATGGCAGCTAAACCTGGCTTGTATTCAAATATTCACGCTAAAAGGGAGCGGATCGAGCGCCAAAAGGCTGCTGGAAAGACTCCTGAAAAAATGCGCAGCCCAGGCACCAAAGGCGCGCCAACTGCTAAAGCATTTAAAGAGTCGGCAAAAACTGCTAAGAAAAAGTAATGCCTTTAATTAAAGACATTGGCAAAAAGGCCTTTCAAAAGAATATAAAGGCTGAGATTGCTGCGGGCAAGCCGGTAAAGCAGGCCGTGGCAATTGCGTACTCGGTTAAGCGTGAGGCTGCAAGCAAAAAGAAGAAGAAATAATGCCCCGTCTGTCAGACATATTTGACCCTAAAGTTGAGAGGCTATCCATTCTGCCCCGTCCGCGGGGTAGTTTGCCATCTGAAGGGCGCGGTTCTGTACTTGCACCACCAATAGACTATACCGACATCATTGCGCCACAGTTTTTAGTTGATCTGGTGAAGGCTTTTGAAACACCAAGACGGGCTGCGCAAGGCGAAGAAATCACGCCGCAAGAGGCAATTAATGTGGCAACCAATGTTGCCGGAGGTGGATTTGCTGCCAGCGGTTCAGCGCCAGCAGCTGCTCTAGGCGCATTTAAGCGCGGTACCAATGTTGGCGGTATACCAATTAGAGAATTACTTTATCCTGGGCGCGGTGATTTAACGGCTGCAGAAAAATCAGCAGTAACCCGTTTTGAGAAATCTTTAGCAAATCGAGCGGTCCGCCAGCGTGAAGAAATGAGATTAGCTGGCAGAGACATAATCAGCGATACGCCAGGATTGGTAAAAATCCAAGAAATTGGTATAAATCCTGAATCACTATTAAAAAAAACATTAGTACCGGTTGCCGGCGATTTGTCGATGACCGGCGGAACAGTTAGCCAAATTGCTGGAGTTCCATTAAGCCAAGCAGTTCAACGCCAAGGCGGGCGCGAATTTATGTTGCTTGAGCCTAATGTAAAACAGAATGTTGCTTGGGCCTCAGAGCCGGCTGCAGCATCTAGCAAAACCGAAAACTTGCGAATGTTTGCCGATAAAGGCGAGGATGCTCTTGGAATATTTTTAGGTATGAGTCCCCAAGGTATTAACTTTAGCCACCATATGGCCCAAGGCATGGTTGGCCAGCTGCCAACATTACCAATCGCCAAACAGGCTTATAAAGAGTTGCGGGAAGATGTGCGTAAGACATGGGTAAAGGACCCCGAAACTGGCGTGAAGAGATACCCATTTAAAGACTTTGCGGGCGTAGATTCCCCAAATATCTACGAATTAATGTCTAAAGACGGTCAGCTGCGCAAGGCTATTGTTGAGTCTATGAGTAAGGCCAAGTTCCGAGACCAAGGTTTTCCGCGCTGGGAAGATACCGCTAAAGTAATGAATGACCCAAGATTGTTTCAGGGTGAGGCTGGCCGGTCTATGTTTATTGCGCAGCCAGGCGCGGGTCCATTAGTCCCAGAGTTTAAACATGGGTCCTATTCGATGGGCATACCTGGGCAATATTTTGGCGGATTACAGGCTAAAAGCGGTGAAATTGTGGGCGCGCCCGCTGATTTACTGTTTCCAAAGACATTTGAAAGAATGCGCAAATCGGGTAAAACCGAGGCCAATATTGCTAGATCAATGCAAGTTGCGCACCATGGGGAGAGGTTTACTGAAGAATCTTTGGACCCTCTAATGAAGTTTCTTGGGTATTGAGTTGAGCATAAACAAACCTCAATTCTTGGCACAACTCGGTCACGATTGAGGATATGGCATTAAACCGCTCCTCGTTGGTCATAGCAAGATACTCTGGTGCGTTGCGTACATAAGCGTCACCAGTTTCTACATTAACTCCACAGTAAAAGACTATTCGTTTCATTTTTGACCCTTTCTTAAAGCAATATGTTTTTGTAGGATATGCCAGAACTCCGATTTAATGATTTTCATAACTCCTCCATAAGAGTAAACAGTTTACAGTATAAGATTAACACAAACAACAAGAAACGATTTATTATTTAACAACTGGAACTTATTGATTGAGTTAATCACTATGGCCGCACCGATAGGAAATTCTAATGCTGTAAAGGGCAAGATGTTCTATGACAAGCTCCGAAAGGTGCTGACTCAAGAACCTCAAAAGCTAGAAAACATTGTTAAGCAGCTGGTTACACAAGCTGAACAAGGCGAGGCATGGGCCGTGAAAGAGGTCATTGACCGGTTGGATGGTAAAGCCGTGCAAACTAACCAGGTTGAGAATTCCGATGGAACTCCGCTCTTGGCTGGCATTCAGGTCATGTTTGTAAAACCACAAGATGCTTGAGACTTTAGATAAAGCATTAGCTAACGCAGAATTCCCCGTAAAACTGGCTTTTTTGTTTGAGCCCAAGAGATATAAGATTCTGTACGGTGGGCGCGGTGGCGCTAAGTCTTGGGGAGTTGCCAGAGCGTTATTAATTAAGGCAGCTAAAGACCCTATCCGCATCCTTTGCGCCCGTGAGTTTCAGGTATCCATTAAGGATTCTGTCCATAAGCTGCTTACAGACCAGATTGACAGTCTAGGCTTAGAGTCCTTTTACGAGGTTACCCAGACAAGCATTCGCGGTAAGAATGGCTCTGAGTTCTTCTTTATTGGCCTTAAAAACAACATTACCAATGTCAAATCCTTTGAGGGTGTAGACATATGCTGGGTGGAGGAGGCTCAGACTGTTTCTAAAACTAGCTGGAATGTCCTAATTCCTACGATCCGAAAGGACAACTCCGAGATATGGATTACTTTTAATCCAGAACTTGAGACCGATGATACCTACCAGCGGTTTGTTATCTCACCGCCTACCAATGCAATAGTCCAAAAGATTACCTGGCGCGATAACCCTTGGTTCCCACAAACGCTGCGGGAGGAGAAAGACAACCTCCATATGCGGGACATCGAGGCCTACAACACCGTCTGGGAGGGTTTGTGCCGCAAGACCGTGGATGGAGCGGTATTTGGTAACGAAATAACCCTTGCTGACCTTGAGCAGCGCATTACCAAAGTTCCCTATGATCAAATGAAGGGAGTTCATGCTGTCTTTGACCTTGGTTGGTCGGACAATACGGCCATCTGGTTTGTGCAATTCATTGGATTTGAGATTAGATTAATCCGATATATTGAGGACAATCAAAAGACCATGTCCTATTACATGGCCGAGATGCAGAAGTTCGGGTATCACTATGACACCATCTGGCTGCCGCATGATGCTGAGAACTCAACTCTGGCAGCTGCTGGGCGCTCGATTGCCGACATTGTCAGGGCAGCCGGTTACAAGGTGCAGATTGTGCCAAGAACCCCAACTGCGGACTCTATCAATGCAGCTAGGACAATATTCAACAAGTGTTATTTTGATAGAGAAAATTGCCATCAAGGATTACAATGTTTAAGACATTACCGATATGATGTGGACCCAGACACTAAGCAATTCAGTAAAACGCCTTTGCACGATATATATTCGCACGGAGCCGATGCGTTTAAATATCTTGGTTTAGTAGTGAATGAGCCCCGCAAATCGGTAGCTAAACGAGCCGTGCAACAACCGGCTGGATCATGGATGGGATGAATATGGCAAACGATCAGCGTATACAAGACGCGCAGAAATTCTTAAGATACGCAAATGATGCGGACTCTTACAACCGCCAGGATGCCCTGGACGACCTTAAATTTTCTTCCGGTGACCAATGGCCAGTTGAAGTGCAAAACTCTAGAAACCTAGAGGCTAGACCCTGCCTGACTATTAACAAACTAGATGGCTTTATCCGCCAGGTCTGTAATCAGCAGCGCCAAGCAAGACCCCGCATGAAAGCGCACTCGATGAACTCGGCAGCTAATGCCAAGGTCGCTGACATCCTAACGGGCATTTTTAAGCATATTGAGGTCAACTCGGACGCAGATACCGCCTACGATACGGCCTTTGAGTTTGCGGTCCGCATGGGTTGGGGTTACTGGCGCATAGTTACCGACTACACACGAGAAGATTCGTTTGACCAAGAAATTTACATTAAACCCATCGTAAACCCATTTACTGTTTACATGGACCCCAACAGTCAGATGCCAGATGGGTCTGACGCTGAGTCTTGCCTAATTACTGAGGTAATGAGCAAAAAGGAATTTAAGGCCGAATACCCTAATGCAGACGATGGCGGTAACTTCAATATGCGTGGAACTGGTGACGCAGACGCGGATTGGGTTATGAAGGATGACATCCGAATCGCTGAATGGTGGTATACCGAGCGCAAAAAGACCAAATTGCTTATGCTTTCCGATGGTACGCAAGTCTATAAAGATGAGGCACCCAGCGCAGAAATGATGATTGCAGCCGGCATTGAAGTGGTGGCCGAGCGCGAAACAATGCGCAAGACCATTAAGTGGGCAAAGCTGACCGGTATAGAAATCCTTGAAGAATCCACATGGATGGGTAAGCATATCCCAATAGTCCCCGTCTATGGCCAACAGCTGACGATTGACGATAAGCGCAAGAAGTATGGCATTGTGCGCATGGCCAAGGACCCGCAGCGGATGTACAACTACTGGCGTACCGCTCTGACCGAGTCGGTGGCTCTCGCGCCCAAGGCTAAGTGGCTGTTGGCAGAGGGTCAAGATGAGGGCCATGAGAATGAATGGAACTTGGCTAACATTAAGGCCACACCGGTATTGCGTTACAAGCAAAAAGACATTGAGGGCCAACCTGCGCCACAACCGGTTAGATTGCAACCAGAGCCACCTGCTGCCGGAATCGTTGAGGCTACAAGCGCAATCAACAATGACCTGCAAACCGTAGTTGGGATATTTGACCCCAATATGTTGTCTCAAGGCAATATGTCTGGTAAGGCAATCCGCGGTCAGCAGATGCAGATTGATATGTCGAACTTTCATTATTACGACAATCTGACGCGCTCCCTTAAACATACTGGGCGGATCATCCTAGACCTAATCCCCAAGATTTATGACAAAGAGCGGGTCATGCGGATTATTGGCTACGACAACCAGCCTGAGATGGTAACGATTAACCAACGGGCCGTGGATGAATCAGGCGCTGAAAAGATACTGAATGATGTAACCGTGGGCGAATACGATGTGTATATGGATACTGGCCCTGGCTACCAATCCAAGCGCCAGGAGGCAGTCGAGTCGATGATCCCATTGATCCAATCTAACCCTGAACTATTCCAAGCTGCCGGCGATTTAATATTCCGCAACATGGACTTCCCAGGCGCAGATGTGATTGCTGACCGTTTGGCCGCAATGAACCCATTAGCCCAGATTGACGAAAAGGCAGACATTCCGCCACAAGTCCAGATGCAGTTGATGGCCAGCCAAAAGATGGTTGCCGATATGCAGCAACAGATTGCGGCCTTGACCATGAACTTGCAGCACCAAACCGATGTGCAGCGCATGAAGGAAGAAGGCCAAACCAAGCGCAAATTGATGGATGTAACCTCTAGGGCGTACAACACCGAGACCATCAACGAGGCTAAAGTTAACCAGACCAACATGAAGTCGATTACCGACCAGAACCGGACTGAGTTAGACGCTATCACCAAACTGTTACTAAAGGGCATGGATTCACGCGCCCTGCAACAAGAAATAGACCGCAGGGATTTTGAGCAAGGCCAAGCAGCTGCGTTTGCTGAGAGCGAAGTCAATATGAATGAGTCACCATTCTTGCAGCAGGAGATGGCGATTGCCCAGGAGCCAATGACTAACCCCGCAATGGATGACCAAATGATTGCGCAGTTTGCTGCACAACAAATGCAACCGCAACCATTAGAACAACCGGTTATCCCTGGCGTACCAATGGGACCTCGTTGACAACTATTGAAAAACAGTTTCTAATAGATTTAACCTACCGATGGGTTCATCGGGTTTATTCTTGGAGTTAATCCATGTCCGATGCAGAAGTAGCACAGGAACCGGTAAGGAAACAAGCTGGTAACTTAGTAACAAGTGAGAATTTAGCTGAGTTTCATGCACAAAAACTTGGTTTAGCCAGTCAGGAAACTCCAACTGAGGCCGCAGATGCGGAGCCGGTTGTTGAGCAAGACCGGAGTGAGCCAGAGGCAGAAACAGATGCTGTAGCAGGTGAAAAGAAGCACAACCCGAAACTTGAAAAGCGGTTTTCGGAACTGACCAAGCAGCGCGAAGCAGCCCGCCAAGATGCGGACCGTGAGCGTAGTGCTCGTGAGGCTCTTGAGGCGCGTATTAAGGATTTGGAAGGCAAGTTAAATCCGCCTAAATCGGAAGAACCTGACCCTAAACCAGACCCAGCGCAATTCAATGATGCTCTAGAGTATGCTGAGGCTCTGGCCGAGTGGACTACTGATCGAAAGATGCGGGAGCGGGATCAAGCAGAACTTGCTCGCAAGGTTGAGGAGGAACAGTCGCGGATGCGGCAGAAGTTCCAAGATCGACTAGATGTTGCGAAACAAGATATGCCGGATTACGAGGAAATGATTGCGTCAAGCGATGTCTCGGTGTCACAACCGGTCACCGATGCAATTATTGAGAGTGATGTAGGCCCACAACTCCTATATTACTTGGCCGAAAATCCTGATTTTGCTCGTGAGTTGGCGGAGAAATCCATTACCTCACAACTCCGTGCCATCGGGCGTTTAGAGGCTAAATTTGAGAAAGCAGAGCCAGCTAAACCGAGCGTAAGAGAACCTGTTGCGAAGAAGTCTAATGCTCCGGCACCGATTAGTCCGCTGAAAGCCGGTGGGAATCCTAGCGATATTGCGTTGGATTCTGACCGTAAATTTCATGGCACCTACCAGCAATGGAAAGCTGCAAGGGCCTCTGGGAAGATTCGATGACGGGTAACTTTAAAATTAATTTGGAGAATTACCATGGCAAATAACTTGCTAACCATCTCCATGATCACCAACGAGGCGTTGATGGTCTTGGAAAACAGTTTGACCTTTACTGGTCGTGTAGACCGTAACTATGATGACCAGTTTGCGGTTGTCGGTGCAAAGATTGGTAACACAGTCAATGTCCGCCGCCCAGGTCGTTTTATCGGTACCACCGGCCCAGCGCTGAATGTTGAGGACTTTAACGAGACTTCATCCCCAGTAACCCTCAGTACCCAGTTCCATGTGGACACACAATTTACGACTCAAGACTTGTCTTTGTCGTTAGATATGTTCTCGGACCGTGTACTAAAACCTGCTATTGCAGCAATCGCCAACAAAATCGACTTTGACGGCACCACAATGGCAGTTGACAACACCGCTAATACCGTTGGTACAGCTGGTGTAGTTCCATCTGACATCGCAACATTCTTGACCGCCCAGGCTTTCTTGGATGGTGAAGGCGCTCCCCGTGACGGTAAGCGTTCTTGCGTTGTTGACCCATTCACCGGCGCTAGTATTGTTGGCTCCTTAAAGGGTTTATTCAACCCACAAGGTTCCATCGCTGGCCAGTATGAAAAGGGAATGATGGGTCGCGACACCATTGGTATGAACTGGTATATGGACCAAAACATCGTGTCCCATACTTACGGTTCTTACGCAACGGCCACAATGACTACGAATACCTCTACATTTACAGGTTCGTTGACAACTGGCTGGGCTCAGACTTCATCCATCACAATCTCTGCTGTTACCGCTAATGCCGTATTAAAGCAAGGCGATACCATTCAGATTGCTGGTGTGTTTGCAGTCAACCCACAGAACCGCCAGCCCTACGGTGGTAATGTATTGCGTAACTTTGTAGTAACTGCCGATGTAACAATTACTAGTGGTGGATCAGCAACTGTAATCGTTAGCCCTGCAATTATTACTGCTGGTCAATTCCAAAATGTAACCGTGGCAACTACATCTGCAACTGCAGCTGTAACACCATTTAACAAAACTGGTATTGTCAGCCCACAGAACTTGGTGTTCCATCGCAATGCGTTTACCCTGGCTACTGCCGACCTCCAATTGCCAGACGGCGTACATTTTGCAGGCCGTGCAAGCGATAAGGATAATGGCTTGTCGATTCGTGTGGTGCGTCAATACACCATTAACAACGACTCCATCCCAACCCGTTTAGATGTTTTATACGGCTGGGCTCCGCTTTACCCAGAACTCGCCTGCCGCGTAGCAGCTTAATAGGAAAGGAACCTTATCATGCCAAATCCAGGACCAGCAACTACCCAAACAACCAATTTTCTGTTTAACGGTGATTCAACAGACGGCATACAAATTGCCGGTGCCGCAGCAGACAAATTGGCTTTTCATGGCTCAACCCCTGTTATTCAAGCAGCTGCAATTACAAACCTTGGCAATAGCGCTACAGGTACGGAAATTGCAACCGCTGTGAATGCAATTTTGGTTGCGTTGCGTAACAAAGGGCTCATTGCGACTTAATCCCGCATGAGACCTGAAAAGGCCATTCTCCAAAAGAGGTGGCCTTTTTTTTGTTTTTATGGTGTAAAAACCTAAAAACATAGGATAATTTAAACATCTCTATTACGAGGATAATCATGGACTCTCTAAAGATTCTTTCCCCAACCTTTCGGTTGGACTTAACAACATCTGCATCATCCGCGCTGCAGCTAATACCAGATACCCCAACCATCGCATTCCGCGTGGCCATTCTTAATACTGGAACGGGTACTGCAGCCATCACTTTTGGCACAACTGATTCCAATATGGCAACTCCAGCGATTGCAGCATCTGGCAGCAGCGGGTCTTATGTTTTGGCTCCTGGTATGTTTTTGCCAGTCATTATTGATTGCCCAAGGCCAAACTTCTTTATTAAAGCCATTTCGTCAGGCACAAACTCGCTCTATTTGACATTAGTGGCAAACGAATAAGGGATTTACCATGTCCAACGACACCGCAAAGACTATAACAACCAATATAGTGCCGGTCCAAGGGACTTTTGAGCCCTTACCGCCATATGAGTGTATTAACCTGATTGGACCTGCTGGGACACCGTTTTTTGCCCCTACAAACCCCGATTTAGACGGGGTGGCCATTACCAATAGCACCATTAATTCCTCAGTAATTGGAGGAACTACACCCGCTGCCGGCACTTTTACCAATGTTGCGACCACAACGGGAACGATTACATCGCCACCAAGCGGCCCTACATCAATTGTTAACCAGGCGTATGTTGATGCAGTAGCGCAAGGACTTGCATTTAAGCAGCCTGCTGATTACACAACCACAGGTAACATTACCCTTTCTGGTTTAACAACTCAAGCTGGCGGAGATTGGGCATCGACCCTTACTGCCGGTGAACGAATCTTAGTTAAAGATCAATCAACACAGTCGCAAAATGGAATTTATGTTGCGGCAAGCGGCGCATGGTCTAGGTCAACTGACGCAAATACTTGGGATGAACTGGTATCGGCTTATCTATTTGTGACATCTGGAACACTTTTAAGTGGTTCAGCTTGGGTAAACACAAACCAACAAGGCGGAACTCTTGGCGTAACCGCGGTTATTTTCGTGCAGTTTTCTAACAATGCCCTTTACACGGCGGGAACTGGCCTAACTTTATCTGGTTTTCAGTTTTTAATTACTAATACTGGCGTATCAGCTGCAACTTATGGTTCGGGCAGTACGGTTCCAGCAATTGCAGTAAACGCCCAAGGCCAGATTACAAGCGCAACTAATACAAGTATTGCTATAGCAGGCAGCCAGGTTACAAGCGGAACGATTGACTCTGCGCGTTTAAGTGGTTCATATTCGGGTATTACCGGTGTTGGCACATTAACAGACCTTACAGTCTCCAATGTTATTACTGGATCAATTTCGGGTAACGCAGCCACCGCAACAACTGCGGGTAGTGCAACTACGGCCACCACGGCTACCAATCTTGCAGGCGGAGCAACTGGCTCTATTCCTTATCAAAGCGGCGCGGGCGCAACAACATTTTTAGCTGCTGGCACTAACGGCCAGGTCTTAACTTTGGCTG